ATCTCCATCTAGAATCACTTGGTTCTGACATTCCGATTTCTGGTATTGGGATTGTATCCTGTGTATTATCGGAGAAGCTATTATTCATTAGTGCCAAATGGTAAAAATCTTGATGACCTCGTATAATACCATCTAGACCATTCTCAGATAAATATTCGTCTGTACTTTCTTTTCCAAATTCTATAACATTTCCACCTCTTTTTGACCCACCTATATCATCTAAATTTCCATTGAAATCGTTCCATCTAAGACCCATGTGATATAATTTATCTCCATCATAACCATGAAATTCGTAATCACACTGGGATCTATAAATAAAAGCGAGTGGGATATATTCGGGTTCTATACCTCCATGATTCAATTGGAATATTTGTTCGTTTACAGACAAGAACAAAACAGATGGTAGATAGATTAGCAATTCGTTTATAATGGTCTTATAATCGTTTCTTGGGATCTGAGATTCCAATTCATCTAAAAATCCATAATTTGAATACATTCCGAAATCTTCGTGGTTACCGTTAAGTATGAATATTTTGTTAAAAGCATTTGAAGCTTTGAGTCTGAAAATAATGTGAAGAAGATCTAAACCGAATGGTCCTCTGTCAACTATATCACCTAGAAATACGATTGTATAATCTTCAGCGATTACAAAATCCTGAGAAATTATACCTCTTTCTACAAGGTTGTCTATAATTTTAACTAAACTCTGTAAACTAGAATGTATATCTCCTATAACAATAACCTTTCCGTTTTCAGGTACAGAATGTTTTGTTGCAAATGATATATCTTGACCTAATTTCTTAGTTCTGAAAGGATTTTCATGTGACATATGTACCTGACTTTCATTCTTTTTACACCATGATTTTTCATCATATTCTTTACGATACATACGCAAAGCGGATATAAATGGTGAAATGAAACCTTCATGTCTCCCAAGAACAGTAGATTCTCCAAGATCTCCTTTTGGTACCATATCTGCTACATTTTTGATAGCTTCTGATATAATTCCCCATTTCTCTTCTGGATTTTCCAGAATAGTATTTACACTTGTATTCTGTGTTTTAGTGTTCGTAAATCTCCTAGTGGGAAATCTGAATAAATTCAATGTAGTCATACTTTACATATTATATATATATTTATTATCTTTTTTCATAAGTGATTATTTTTGATCTATTTCTAGCATACAAAAACAGTCTTCTACTATGCCTTATAAAATATACAGATGCGAGTCATGTGATAGGAATGCACACTTCAAAAATAAATATGACCGCAGAGCTACTAGGTGTTCGTACCACAAGTTTGATTCTGATATAACCTGCGGTAGAAGAAGATGTGAAGAAGAAACGTGTCATAAAGTTGCAATTTTTGGATCAGATGGTAAACCAATGAGGTGTTCATTTCATAGGTATGACACAGATTCAAATTTTCACTCTTCTTGTATGGCGACTGGCTGCAACACTTTTGCTAGTTTTGGACCAACGAAAAAGAAGAAGAAAACAAGGTGCGCAGTTCACAAATTGAGTGGAGATAAGTCAAATCATTACTGGTGCTCTAATAGATTATGTGAAAAGCCAGGGACTTTTTTTAACAAGGGTAAAACTAGAAGATGTAATGTACATAAGTTAAAGGATGATATAGAGAAAGATCCGGTGGATCTTTTTGTTATAGAGTACCAACCTAGTGTAAATATTGAGTTACCATTGTTCGATTCAGAAGAAGATGCCACTCTATTCTCTGAATACATGAACCCAGATAATATAATTTTTTGAAAAAATTAAATTTAAAACCAGGGTTCATTTTGAACATTGTCCTGGCAAAATTTGTATCAATGGTTTGATAATAAAAAAATGCCTCCAATCGGGATCGAACCAATGACCTTGGCAACTTCAGTGCCACGCTCTCCCAGCTGAGCTATAGAGGCTGATGTTTATATTTGAAATTTAATTCTTTTAAATGGTTGAATTAATGCGCGTAAATTATATTATCCAAAGGGTTGAGATCCGTCTCCCCAGTACACCACATGTATATTAGTTTATATCGTTAAAATTATTATTATTGATACCTGGACCCATGGTGTAATGGTTAGCATAGATGATTCCAGACCATCTGGAATGAGTTCAATTCTCATTGGGTTCAATTTTAGATTTTTTTATTATCACCCAAAGAAATATGTCCCCATATCATTAAATTCTTGAGCTGAATCATATCCGTACAAATTTGACACCCTTTGTATAGATACATCCTTCCCCATTGACCATATATTCATCGCAATCTTGTGTCTTCTTTTATCCTTAATTATGCTTCCATCCTTAAAGCAGTTTTCCATTTCTTTTAGTATGCTTACAATTTCTTCTATAAGGATACCTAAGTAAGAACTAATATATTCTGTTACATTTGAATTACTATCAGAATTAGTTATAGGAAATTCTGGGTCTAATAAATCATCTGCTGAAAAATCTTGTTCATAAGAATTTTCTTCTATATGCCCACAATCAGTACACACAGTATTTATTATACCAGATGTAAGAGCAGAAGAAAAAGAATCAGCCATTTAAAAAAATAGTGAAAGGCTTGGGATAAAAAAAAATTAATTAATAATCATAATTTAACAAAACTAAATTACATTTTTATTTTGCTTCCGAAATTATATTTTTTTCGGTTTTTATTTCTATACATAGGCTCATCATAAGCCAAGATCCTTCTATATATTCTGGGTATCTATTTACATCAAATAAATATCCTCCTCCATTGTCTATTGAATTATAAGAAAGCATATTTGGTATCTCAAATTCACACTGTGATTTTATTTGAGTATCTAATGTGTTTTTTTTCCATCTCTCATGTCTAAAGTTTACAAATTTGGTAGTTATGTTCAACTTACCAGGTCCATTACTAGAATGGAATATATTCCCTTTTAGATATATCCCTTTATCTAAGTAATGTATACTACTCCTAATTGTCCAATTATCATTTAATATAGTAGATGGTAAATGAGTAATATCCTTTTTATTGTAATCAAAAACATAAAATATCTGTATTTTATCTCTATCCCAGTGTGTTATATCACCTTGTGGTCCATCACTTGAACCGTTTATATTTAGGTTTCTTGGGTAAGATGATATAACCTGGAATTTCCTCTTTTTTGTTGGGTTCTGAGGATTATGTATATATCTCAGAGTGTTAACTATTTGAGTATCTGACATGAAATTTTCATTTCTTTCTATGAATATCATAAATTCTTCTAAGGTTATACTTTTGATATTTATACAATCCCACATACTTATTTTTTCAAACTTGTGCATCATTAAAGATACGGGTGTATCAAAATCTGAGAATTCTTTTTCTGATATTTTCTTTTGACAAAGAGTATATATCGACTCTAATAGATCCATTTCTTTTATATTTAATGAATCTTTTTTCATAAGAAGTATAAGATCTGTAAGAGACTCTCTTGTTATATTTGTAAAGTTCCTGTGTCTAAATACTACAAATGCATATGTAGCAATGTAATCATTGATTATATAAAGTAATTCTGAATCTTCTCTCCCAATAGCATATTCAAAGGCTTGAATTGCATTTATAGGTGTTAATTTTTGAGATATAAGAGTCCTTAGTGCCAGTTTTCCACCTTCAATATCATACATATGGAAAGAAGAGTACCTGTCTATCGTTTTTACTATACTTTCTCCTCTATTAAAACGTACAAGTCCTGTATGACAAAAAATACGAATTGTTTGAAAATTCGTCATTTTAGCATCAATTGTGAAAATTGGTATATTTTCATCGTCATATGAAACACCTTTAGTGAGAGTTTTTTCATTTTGGAAAAGGCAATTGAAAACAGAAGACAAAGAATATGCACTTCTTGAATCGTACAATATTTCACCATCTATGTCCCATGCCATATCTGGATTTTTAATAGTATTATTATTTATCTCAGTGATTCTGTATTTTTGCCATTCGCTTGTACCTGAACATATGAATGCATCTTCCATGCTTTACGCAAAATATAAACATTTTTTTTTGTATCTAAAAATCAGTAAATATTTATGTCTGAACGTGATCCATTTTCAGATAAAAGTTTGTCTAACAGAAATCTAACACAAAAACAATCAAAAAGAACACAAAGATATAAATCTACAACAAAATCTAGAATTAAATCAATGAGTGTAGGTGATGTTAGATATTCATTTTGCCAATTACGTGCAGCTGGAGAGGATCTTAGCCCTGACTTTGTGTTATATAATGGCCAAAAGGCTGGAGAATTTGCATTGAGGTATCTTATAGAGACAACAAAAACTACCAGAAAAAGAAGAAAGAAGAAAAGGGGATATTGTTCATCAAGTGATTCTGATAATTCAGATGAGGTTGTGGATTACCCACCAAGTCAACTACCTAACCCAGAAAACAAGAAAAAGGAATGTTTTACTAACTTTGTGGATTTTTCGTAAATTACAGCTTTATTTTTTTATTTGTAATATTTATCTAAATAACAAATTAACAAAAATGGCCCAGATGGCGTTCTCTAGCTTCAACACTATGCTTTCTGAGTTCGTAGAGAGTCTAGCAGACACATTTGACGACAATGAATCTCTTGGTGTAGCAAGAGACACTCTATCTGGTTTCCTGGCTATGGACCCTAACACCGCTATCCCACTTGAACAGTTCTACACTGTCTTCGCAGGTCACGAACAGGAAGTATTCGGAAAGGACCGTTCTCTCTTCAAGAAGATCAACCTTCCCTTTATGGACGATTTTGATATCGACCAGGCATTCAACGAGTCGGATGAAGACACACACGAGGCAATCTGGGATTATCTATCTCAGCTAACAACACTTGCCATGACATCAAAGACCATGACTCCAGACATGATGAAGTCTGTTGAGTCTATCACTCAGGATTACCTTAAGAAGGTACAGAGCGGAGAAATCTCCCAGGAGGACGCTCAGAACCCACTTAAGATCATGATGGAACTTCAGAAGAATGATGAACTCATGAAGATGGTAGAAAAGAACAGTTAAATTTTTAATTAAGGATTATTTGAACAAGGACTTGAGTCATCAATATTTGACTCATTACATCTGTCTTTTATACTATCATAGTTTCTGGGTACACATAGTACACGATCTTTATCTTCAATTCCTTCGTTGAACAAGATAAACGGTATAGAATATATCTTAGATTTTTTTGCTAACTCCATATTTTCTCTTATATCTAATGTCTCAAATTTTACCTTCGGGTACTCAATTTTAAGATCACTATACTTATGCTTAAATTTTGAACATTGTCTACAGTGTTTAGATGTAAACAATTGTACATTAAGTGATTCCACTTTAAGGAGAAATAAATAAAGCAAAAAATTAATCATAATAAAATCAATAATATTTATTTAAAACAAAACATTTTTTTATTTTTGAATCTGTGAGTATATACAAGTGTTTTCACTTGAAAAATCGCAATGAATAGAGCAGACATAGTTGAAAGTCTTATTGAAGACTCTCGTCTTTTGACGGAAGACTATGTTTCTGTCAAACCATTAACTTCTAAAAAAATTTTAAGAAGAGAGGTAAAGGATGCTTTATATACATATATAGAGCATTGTTCTGACAATAAACACAAGAAATCTATACCAGAAAAGGTTTATAGGGTCAAGAATGAACTTTCTTTGAATGATTCCATAAGATTTGATAAGTGTATAACTGCTATACAAAAGCATATGCTATATAAATCTCAGAATAAAGAAGTTATAGTGTGCCCCAGTTCTTTTCAATCTTCTTTTTCAAAAGAACTTGTTTCTAAAAGTGATCTGGATTTCATAATAAAACTTCAAAGTTGGGGTAATTATCCCGATACTGATGTAAAGTTTTACATACATATGATCTTCAGATACTA